GCTCGGACGCCTGCGAGGCTACCCATCGAAAGCCTTCACAGTTAGCTCGGATGCGGGCTACATCTTCCCACGTGAAGCCGAAAGGCTGGTCATGGAGACAGTATGCTGCAAGGCCGTGGCGCTGGTCCACTGTGAGATTTGTTGAATAATAGCTGTCATCACACTCTAGGCTCAGTACATACTTGCCATTCTCCACCAAGATGATCCAAGGTTGGATCGGCATGCCAGGCCAATAAGGGTGACCCTTCTCCCATTGCTCAGCCGTCAGCGCTGGTCTCATTATGTTCTTCCTCTGCGTTTACAAGGTGACGATTAAGACACCAGATAGCCTTCTTTAGATCAGTTATTTCGTCTGAACCTTCTTTCCATCCTGCACGGATCAGATACTTTAATGCACTGCCAAGTAAGAAACCTAGATTAAAAGCTTCGATAATCTTGATGACTTCATATGGATTATCTTCACCACCGTAATGAATAGGATGGTTAACCTGGTCAGAAGTCATAACCGCATATTTCCGGATAGCGTCCGTGTGCCTTCTCTAGTACAGAAATCTTCTTTGGTATCGGTAGGTAGTCAACAGCTTTCATTCCTTCGGGTACACTTGGCGGCACTCCCCAAGGTGAACGAACTAGCCACCATGATTTTGCTATATGACCTGCGTACCCACTGTGGTCCAAGCAAATGTACTCATTGAATTGCCTGAGCCCACATATATAGGTCACCCGCATTGAATCAGGTTTACCCTGCTTCTTGTGCACACGATAGATTACATGTGTCACATTAAAATCCTGTATCGCAATATCATCGGCTGCAACAAGTTCGAACGTACTTGCCATCGCCTTTAATTTCAAGTTCTTTGGGAACTCCACACCACATAGCGGGTTCTCACAGAAACGGCTTGCTGCGTGCGAGTAGCAACCACACACCTCGCACAGCCGTACTGGGGCTATGCCCTTTGGACCCCTACCTTTTTTACGAGGCAATACCGGGTCGTTGATTGGTCCAAGCCGTTGGGTGTTGCCTGCGAAGTCAAGACAAAGGCAATTGGGTTTCGAACCCGCAGCAATAGCGGCGCGTCTTTGTTCAGCTGTGGCTATTGCCATATTTGGTGCATACACTGGACGAGTACCACGGCCAAGCATCTGCACCCACAAACCAGGTGACGCAGTTGGTCGTAGCATGACAATGCAGTCAATGTCCGGAAAATCGAAACCAGTAGTGAGGATGTTGTTGTTCACTAGTGCACGTAAATCGCCACGTTTGAATGACGCGATACGTGCGTCACGCTCTCTAGGTGGTATCTTAGAGTGAACGTAAGAAGCAGGAATATCGTAGGCGTCCTCAATATGGTTTGCGACATTCTCCGCGTGCTCTATTCCCGTGGCAAAGATCAACCAATGGTGACGATCGTATGCCAATTGCACCGTTTCGCGAATGGCCGCTTCTGTCACAGACTGTTTGTCAACACGTATCTGAAGCGCGCCTTGTTGAAAATCTCCTTTTGACATCGGCACCCCGTCCACGTCTATAAGCATGTTCGGACGTTTGGGGATGATCGGTGACAGCCAACCCTCTTGAAGGAGCCAATTGAAGCCTTTGCGGTCTGTCAAGTCAAAACCAATGTGTGTGAACAGTCCGCCGTCGTCTTCTACCAGCATTCCTCGACCCAAACGGTATGCTGTTGCCGTAGTACCGATAACGCGCAGATGAGGATTTATTTCTTTGAGTCCATTGACGAACTGCTGATACATAGTGTCGCGTTTACTGTCTACAAGATGTGCTTCGTCAACGAACAGAAGATCGATGTGTTGGAAGATATCCGCCTTCTTGTATACGGATTGAATACCTGCAAACGTGATAGGGTTTCCCGTGTCTCGACGACCCACACCTGCACTATAGATACCTGCGGGTGCTTGAGGCCACACAGACATAAGAGCCTGAAAGTTCTGCACAATCAGTTCTTTGACGTGTGTGAGCACCATTGACCGAGTGGTCGGGTACGTTTGGTGAGCCTTTCTTAAGAAGTCCGCAATTACAAGCGACTTACCCGTTCCTGTGGGAATCGCGATCAGTGGGTTACCTTCGTGGTGGCGCGCAAAGAAATCAAAAGTCAGCTGAATTGCCGCATTCTGGTAATCCCGCAGAACGATGTTAGTGGAACCGTTTGACGACGTCATTGCAAGCTGTTCACGGTACCACTGGTCACCGCCATTTCTAGAAACATGCCACCATCCACACTGCTTTGAGAAATAGGGCCGCATAGGTTCGCGGCCACTTATTTTGAATGCGGCGCTTATCGCCCTGTCTTCAGATCTATAAGCAACCTTACTGCACACAATGCATCGATAGCGCCCATCTTCAAACGAAAGAGGTGCTTTACTCACACTTCCTCTGGTATCTCTTTGTGCAGTTGGCAACCTCGCAGTTGCGCATGGTAGTCCAAAGTCACATCAAACCTAGCGCAATACCAGATGCCATTTACATCAGGATTTGAGTGCAGACATGTTCTGCAGTTCTTTTCTTTTGGTTGACCATTGTGGCACACCTGCTTAAAATCACAGAACCGGCAAATGTACCAAGCTGGTGAAGCACCATCTATGCGTTTGGGTGGAAGGTCACTATAGATGATCCTATGCGCACGGTCTTTGTACTTTTCGGCAACCTCAAGATTCGGTTCTATGACCTCAATATGTAGCTCATCGTCGTTCTTGTTTACAGCAAAGTACAAGGCCGCAGGCAAGTCTTCGTAGTGCATGTATATCTGCGTCTGGACATAATGCTCCCATTTCGCTTTAGCAACCTTGTGCGCCTTTACCTTCTTGAAGCTTTTGTCGTTGTGTGTCTTGAACTCACCAAGTATCCAAAGAAGCGGAAAATCGGGTGTGTCAAATAGTTTGCTGTCTAAAGAACCACCAAAGTGCCCATCATGGTCAATAACACGAAACTGCTTGCCAGTGTCAGGATTTTCTGTAAGCACATGGATACCAGCACGACGAAGGAATCCAGCAAAACGCGATTCTTCATCTTCACCACGAGCAAATAGGCGTAACATTCGGCCTGCGAACTTGACTTTTGCGGCCCACCTGAAGATATACCATAGTTGCCGTGGACATTCGCGGCCGATAACAGATGCGCCAAGATGGTTACGGAACCCTGTTCCTTGGTATGTTTCGAGAACAGACTCGATTCTTGTTTCGGTTTTGGTTTTCATAGGGGCACCGCCGGGAGTCGAACCCGGAACCTGCCGATTAAAAGTCGGCTGCTCTACCCAATTGAGCTACGGTGCCGACCGTGCTACTGCTGAAGCCAGGGGGGTGTGACCGGGGGTGCGTTCTCTGGCGCAGCAGGTTGAGGCGCCACCGGACCTGGAGCGGCAGGAGGTGCGAATCCAGGAGGCGCCACGGGTGCGGGTGCAGCAGGAGGTGCCGCAGGGGGTGCGGCGGGGGCCGGAGCAGCTGGAGGAGTGGGGGGTGCCGGTGCAGCAGGGGGTGCCGGTGCGGTAGCAGGCTGCTGCCACGGTGGAGCGGCCGCAGGAGGTGCTGCCGCACTAGGAGGTGCACCTGCAGGCGTCGCAGGAGGACCAGACTTCTTCTTGTTGCGGGGCTCGAGGATGATCCCCTGGGCGTTCTTCGATTCGTTCTCGCCCAACTTGGCGAAGCCCTTCACCTCGTTCTTGGCGTCGTAGTTCCCCTCAGGGTCAATCTCCACGATACGAGCCATGAGCGGTCGTCCATGGAGCTGCTGAGAGTCTTGAACCTGGTACACCCCAATGGCGTGACAGATGGCAGACATCTCACCATTAGCAATGTCGGCCGCCACGGGGTTCTCGTTCCACATGTTCAAGCGGACCCAGCATAGACGATCCTTGTTGGGACCGTCCAGCACCCTGCCGACCAACTCGAGGTAATGATTCTTCTGGTTGTTTTTCGACTGCTTCACCTCAGACTCGGTAAACATGATGTTATACCAGTCTGTCGGCATTGGTCCAGGAGGGCCTGCTGCCGGATCGTGCTGTGAGGCGTCGAAATGTCCAATCGATACCATAGAAACTATGCTCCTTGTTGAATGGAAGCGGCCAATGCCGCCTTGTGGGTAAGGATACGGTTGATGATGTTCCCAAGATGGGGTTCTTCGAATTCTTGAAGTGCCCCTGAACGATCCTTGGCTTCGTACTGAAGGCTGACGTCAGTGCGCAGGTACCGAAACTTCTGACCTTCTGCCGTCTGCCCAATCTCTAGTGAGAACAACTCATCGAAAAAGTAAGGCATGTCTTGTGTCAGCGCATTTCCAGGCATGCTCGGACCGTACCTACTCAGTCCTGAATCATCCTTATTGTAAGACTGCTTCGCGCTAAAGTACACATGGCGTCCTGGCAAGTCACGGAACAAGCGAATGTGCTTGCGCATGTCGTCACCCATCTCGCCATACGCCTTACGCCCGTCCTTATATAGGCCCTTGTTTGCGACAAGGCACTGCTCACCGATCTCAGAGATACTGTCTAGCGCTACAGACACAAACTGACGACCCCAATCGGTGTGTGCAACCACATGGTAGGCCTGCGCCAAGTCCTCATAGCTGCGTACAGTGATTTGAGGGATTGCGTATTGACCGAGAGACAACACGCCCGACTCGGCGCTGATCAATACTTTTGGATCAGGAAGGGTATGGACAAGTGTGGTCTTGCCTGCACCACCGCGCCCATGCACACATATCTTGACACCGTGTGTCTGTGCGGCTTGGTCTGTGGTCGTGAATTCAATCGTCATTTGGGGTAGACGATGTCGAGGCCCGGAAGACCAGGAGTTTCCGTGAGTACCTCGTACACAACGGACAGTTCTTCTTCGTCACCATCATTGAACGCGGTCTTGTTCAATTCGTACTTGGTGCGGAAGAACTTGTTGCGGATCTTCGTGGGCAAGCTTGCAGCCTTGGTTTGCTCCACTTTACGGTTGATCCTGTACTGTCCCTTAACCTTACGGCCGTCCGGAAGGGTGTAGGTGTTCATCCCTTCCTTCGGGTTAGGGAAGGTTCCAGCAAAAATGGCCTCACGCAGTGCTCTTTCTTCAGCCTGTAGACGGGCCAATGCTTCTGTCAGCTCCTCCCAGCGCTCCATTTG